GTAGAACCGCCTGAAAGGCAGTCAATTATCGAAACCCTCGGGGGTTCTCCACCTGTTACGCGTGGTGGTATGCAGCCAATTATCGAAACCGAAAGGCGTTATGTCAGTGGTGATGACGGTGGTGGTATGCAAATCGAACACGTTACACCTCCACTAAATGGGGGGCCACGGCTAGAGAATTGGGTTACAGAACCACCGGGGGCACTACAAACCGGAATAGGGGGGTTAGAATCCGTTCAGAATATATTAGGGCCACAACAGGTTGGTTTAGGCCCTAGGGACTTATGGACGTTCAGAAATCGTAGAATTCCCACCGAAACCGGAGGTAGATTGGGTTCTCCACCGCTTGGGCCTAATATGGTGCCTCCAATTGGGCGGCCAGATCCGTTTAGCTCAATCATGGAACCCAGAGAGCCTCAACCGATGCCAGAAGGGCCAGCACCTTGGCGACATGAGCCAATACCAGAAGTGACATTCCAACATGAGCCGAGGCCTAGGCAAGATCCGAGGACAATAGATCCAAGGATGCCGCAACCGGTTCGGGAAATACCTCATAGGCAAGATCCGAGGATGCCGTGGCCGCCAGGGCCGGAACGACCGACGCCTCCGCCTCCACGGATGCCGTGGCCGCCAGGGCCGGAACGACCGACGCCTCCGCCTCCACGGATGCCAGACCCAAGGCTACCGTCACCAGTGCCTCCGCCTACGCCTACGCCTATACCCCCACCACCGGATTACTCCCAGTGGGATAATTACCTGACGAGTAACTATGCCGGGGGCGGCCCTGTCCAGCATTTTCAAACAGGTGCAGGCGTTGAAGCTGAAAGGTTTGCTAAAGAAAAAGAAGCAGGGGCTATTCCCTTTGAAGATGACCCTGATTTAGATGCACAATTATCACGTTTCTTACGTAATTCGACAGAACCTGAAACATTATCAGGGGTGTTAAGTAAAGAAGCCGAAGAATATAGAAGAGGTATGGAGCCGAAGCCGGGACTGATTTCAGAAGAAGGTTTCTGGAATCCTGCGCGTAATAAACCGGGTTTTGACATAAGGGATATAACCGACATTGTTTTTGATCCTTCTAACCCGGTGGACTATGCCTTACTTCCATTATTGGCAGTACCACCTGCGGCTGCCGCCTTAAAGTTGCTCCAAACTGGGTATAAAGGAGTAAAATTAGCGGTAGCTCTGGCAAAAATTGCCAAGGCCCAGCAAAAGTTACCGGGATGGGCTTTAGGTAATCCTCAGAATAAAGCGAGGCTTTTAGGTTCCCCTATTTCCGGAAGAAGAACTTATGCTCAGAGCCAAGCTATCTCAGAGATACCTGGAATAGCAGGGGGAGTTAAAGAGGTGTTTTTCCCCACACCAGAGACAATTGAAGATTTTTTTACTCCTCCTCCAATTCCTCGGGAATCAGAAGGGGTAACATTGAGTGATTTGGTAACAGGGGAATATTCTCCTGTTCCACAGCGACGGTCTGGCGGCGGCATCAGCAGCCTTTCTGTAGGAGCCTGACATGGCAGAAAAGCTACCACCTGTTTCCCTGATTGAACGCGAAGGCATGGAGCTTGATCCGGAAGAGAAATCTGCGGCTGAATTAGAAGCCCTTCTTAGTGGCATGGATTTACCGGTTGAAGATCAACTTGAAGAAGGAATTTCTCTTGAAATAGAACCGGTTGAAATCATAGAAGAAGAGGATGGTGGTGTAACACTGGACTTCGACCCGGGGGCCGAGGCCCGCGAATCAGGGGACTTTTACGGCAACCTTGCAGAAGACATGGACGACCGTGAGCTGGGCTCGATTGGCAGTGACCTTATTGCAGAATATGAATCCAACAAGTCGTCCCGTTCCGAATGGGAAGACGCCTATTCAAAGGGCCTTGAATTACTGGGCTTTAATTACGAAGACCGTACCAATCCTTTCCGTGGAGCCACAGGAGTAACCCATCCTGTTCTGGCAGAAGCTGCTGTACAGTTTCAGGCACAGGCATTTAATGAATTATTGCCTTCGGACGGCCCCGTCAGGACCGTAGTTATGGGTGATCCTACCCATAAGAAGGAAGAGCAGGCAAAACGGGTCCGTGGGTTTATGAACTATTACATTATGAATGTAATGGAAGAATACACGCCTGAATTTGACCAGATGCTGTTCCACTTGCCCTTGGCAGGGTCCACTTTCAAGAAAGTTTATTTTGATGATGGCCTAGACCGCGCAGTTTCCAAGTTCGTACCTGCCGAAAACCTGATTGTCCCGTATGAAGCGAATGATTTAGAGACATGCCCGAATATCACGCATATTGTGCGCGTGTCCCTCAATGATTTGCGTAAGAAGCAGGTTTCAGGGTTTTATCGTGATATTCCGGTCCTTCCGGCACAGGAAGGGTCAGACCGTATTTCAGAAGAAGTAGACCATATTTCAGGAACCGAACCTTCCAATATTGATTATGACTGTACCTTACTGGAATGCCACGTGGATCTGGATTTGCCGGGATATGAGGAAACCGATGAAGAAGGCGAACCCACGGGTATAAAAATCCCTTATATCGTCACCATTAGTGAGGATAATGGACAGGTCCTGTCAATACGCAGGAATTATAGGGAAGAGGATGAGCTTAAACTCAAGATACAGTATTTTATCCATTACAAGTTCCTGCCCGGGTTTGGTTTCTACGGGCTTGGGCTTATCCATACCATTGGCGGATTGTCCCGTACCGCGACCGCTGCACTGAGGCAATTAATTGATGCAGGGACGTTAAATAACCTTCCTGCCGGTTTCAAGGCTCGCGGACTGCGGATCAGGGACGATGACGACCCGTTACAGCCCGGTGAATTCCGGGATGTGGATGCCCCCGGAGGGGCTATCCGAGACAGCCTGATGCCGTTGCCGTTCAAGGGGCCTGATCCCACTTTGTTCCAGTTACTGGGATTCGTGGTACAGGCTGCACAGCGGTTTGCCACGATTACCGATTTAAAGGTCGGTGACGGTAACCAGCAGGCGGCGGTGGGAACTACGATTGCCATGCTGGAGCAGGGCACGCGGGTAATGAGTGCAATCCATAAGCGGTTGCACTATGCCATGCGGGTGGAGTTCAAATTACTTGCCAAGGTCATGGCAGATTACCTGCCTTCGGAATACCCCTATACGGTAGCCGGTGCGGACCAGTCTGTGCGGAGTGAGGATTTCGATGACCGTGTGGATGTGGTGCCGGTATCCAATCCTAATGTCTTTTCCCAGGCTCAACGGATTACGCTGGCTCAGACAGAATTGCAGTTAGCTATGCAGGCACCTGAAATACATAATATTCCTGAAGTCTACCGCCGCATGTATGAGGCACTGGGCGTGCGGGATATAGACAAGATTCTTGCCTCGCAGGCCACGGACAAGATAGAGCCCCGTGATCCGGCACAGGAAAATATTGATGCGATGGAAAGTATTCCGTTGGAGGCTTTTCCCGGTCAGGATCATCAGGCGCATATCATGGCGCATTTGATTTTTGGTTCCTCTCCTATGGTAGGGCAGATGCCTAAAGTAGGGATGGAACTGCAGAAACACATTATGGAGCATGTCAGGGTACAGGCCGAAGAACAGGCTGAAATGGCCATGCAACAGCAACAACCTCCTGCGCAACAGGGGATGCCCGCGCAAGCTGGTATGAATGGTATGCCTCCACAACCTCCCGTAAACGGTGCGCAACCTCCTCCGACAGGGGGAATTCAACAGGTAGCTCCTGATGGTATGTTGCCACCGGAGGGTATGTTGCCTACTATGCAGGGGGGAGGGGAAGTTGAAATGCCACCAAGAAGTCTGGAATTTGAGGCAGTTAAAGCGCAGCTTATTGCACAGGGTATGCAGCAGGTGAAGCAACTTAGTCAGCAGATATCCGGTGGAGGTCAGGAACCGCCTGATCCGTTAATCGGGCTCAAGCAGCAGGAACTGGCTATCAAGGACCAGCAGGTAAAAGGAAATCTGGCACAGGACCAGCAGGAACTGGCGCTGGATAGGGAACGAATGGCGCAGAAAGCTACGGAGTTCCAGCAACGGATTTCCAGTCAGGAGAAACAGACGGCGGCACGGATTCAATCTGCAGAAGACCGTGAACGCATGAAACAACGAGGGTAAATAGCTATGAGTAAAGTACATATTATCAGTGGTCCCGCAAAGAGAACACCAACCGCAGTAGGAAAGGCCATTATAGACGGACAAGGTTCCGTTCCTTATCCGAGCCCGAAAGAATCAGCCGCTCCCAATACGGCAAAAGGGATTACGGTTACAGGAAAGAAGAAAGGAATGCGAAGCGCATTACGCGGGAGCAGATTCAAGAGTTGTTAAGATGCCTTTAAAAAAAGGCCGAGGGCGAAAAACAGTTAGCCGGAATATCAGTACGCTGGTACGGGAAGGTAGGCCCCAAAAACAGGCCATAGCTATTGCCTTGTCTACCTCAAAGAAAAAGCGCGGAGGGGCTATTAGGGGGAGACGTAAAAAATGACTACGGGACAATCTGTTCCACCCGGATACTATATTTCCAATTCCAAGAACGAAGATTGCTTTTATGTAAGTGGTAATGGCAACTTCTTTTTCAAGAAAGCCTTGGGAAAAAAGTGGGCCCATACCGACAAATGGAACTTCGACCATGTTTGTACAGTTACCACTGTTAATGAAGAGCAGGGCGTCAGTGCCGACGTAGATACCCATGACGGTCGCGGCCTTGAGGTAAAAGTCAGTGCCCATGTGGGGGTAACCGTATCTGAAGTAATGAAATGGCAATATGTGAGTCCGGATGGGGATCAGGCAAAAGTATGGGCCGGAGCCGGAGGAGGACCGGGAGCCGGAGCCGGTGTAGATGCCGGTGTCTGGTATGACAAGGACGGTGATCTGCATCTGAAACTATCCACTTCAGGGGTAATTCCTCATGTAGATTTCGGCGCTGCGGTAGTTATTAATCCCAAGACAATAGAAAATCTGGACAAACCGACACCGGAAGACACGGCCTTTGCCGAAGGTGTTACTGAAGGAGCTACACTCGGTATAGCCAAAAAACCTCCGAAAGTACTGGTCCGGACTGTGGCTACAGTCCATAAAGTGGCGGATACCGTGGCTGGATGGTTTAAATAAATGTTTGAAAGATTATTGCAGCCAGTCACCAAGATTCTTGACAAGCTGGTTGCGGATAAAGATTTAAAAACCAAACTTCAGCATGAGCTGGAAACCGCAATACATAGTGCTAATTTGGCCCAGATAGAGGTTAATAAAACAGAAGCAGCCCATAAGAGCGTTTTTGTTTCGGGGTGGCGGCCCTTCGTGGGCTGGACCTGTGGAATTTCGCTTGCCTACCACTTTATACTCGCTCCATTATTGCAATTTAGCTTTGCCCTAGCAGGATATGAGCAGGATTTACCTAATTTTGATTTTTCTCAACTATCTACGATTCTCATGGGTCTTTTAGGATTAGGCGGCCTAAGAACTTGGGAAAAAATGAATGGAGTAGCCCGAGACAGTTAGTGGAGCGGTACAGTATAAAAATTACTAGAAGCAATAGTGTCCCAGACGAAGGCAAGAAGGGGGAATGGTGGCAATATGAAATTTTTTTGGGGGATACGGCTACAGTCAGCGGACAACGGCATGGAAACAGAGAAGAAGTTGAGAAATTTTTGAAAAAAACGGTTCACCTCATTAATGGCCGGACAAATGGAAAGTCTTCCAAGGCACTACGATTGGCTAATTCAAGCCCAAAGAATATATCTATAGGAAAAACAGCTTCTACGTTTAACAGAAGACTTTGACCAGACTATGGGCCAAAAACTTGTTGAAATGCTTAAAAAGCATGAAGGGTCCGAAAAATTTTGCTATAAATGCCCTACGGGACATGAAACTATCGGGGTAGGTAGAAATATCAGTAAAAACGGTTTGGGCCTTTCTGACAATGAAATAGAGTACCTGCTTCAAAATGATATTAGTCGTATTACGACGGAGTTGACAGAAGAATATGACTGGTTTGATGAACTGGATAGTGTGAGACGGGATGCCCTGATAGATATTAGTTTTAATCTGGGTCAGACAAAATTACGTTTATTTATTAAGGCTTTAAATGCGATGGCCAATGAGGAATGGGAGGAAGCCGCTGACCAGTTTATGGACAGCAGGTGGAGCCGACAGGTGGGTAATCGCGCTAAAGAGTTGACAGAAATGATTAGAACTGGGCACTATTAACAAAGGATATAAGACCTAGTAAGATTGTATTTGATGATGTAAGATCAAAATATGGATGAAATTGACGTTGCTCAATTTATTTTTACCGTAATTCGAGAAAGAAGAAGCCAGATAAAAGAGATTCTGGAGAATAACGGTATAAAAAATATGGAGCAATATCGAGAACTTATGGGGGAGCTTAACGGCCTGATCCTTATACGCCAAGAGCTTTCCTATATGCTGGAAAAACAGGAAAAACTAGATGCTTGAAGCGACTAAAAAAGATGATCTTTTAGATTCACTTTATGTAGAAGCCGCTGAAAAAACACTGGACCCTTCGTTAATCGACGGGCCTATTTTAGAACGTCTCCCTGAACCTACAGGATGGAGAATCCTGATCCTTCCCTATCGGCCCCCTAAAGCAACTAAAGGCGGTATTTTAGTTTCTGAAAAAACTTTAGACGAGACGCAAATTCAAACTGTAGCTGGATATGTTCTAAAAATGGGTCCTTTGGCTTATGCTGACAAGGAAAAGTTTCCAAAAGGGCCTTGGTGCCAAGAAAAACAATGGGTTATCTTTGCTCGATATGCCGGTTCTCGTTTTAAAATTGAAGGTGGAGAAGTTAGAATTCTTAATGATGACGAGATTTTAGCTACTATTAAAAATCCTGACGATATTTTACATAATTAGGGAAGGGGA